AGAAACTCACCGTCGGCGCCGCCGCGGAACTCGAGCAGCTGAAGGTTGAAGCCTCCGTCAAGGACGCCTCCATCGCTTCCCTCACCGAAGTCGTCAAGACCATCGAAGCCGAAGCCGCCGCCCTCAAGGCCGCCGCCCTCGAAGCTGAAGCCTCTAAGGTCAGCGCCTCCAAGGAGGCCGCCAAGATTGCCGCGTCTGTCGGCGTCACCCCGGTTGCACTTCCCCAGGGCGATGGCGCTCCTGCCGAGGCCGTCAATCACTACGTCGCTTTTATGGCCCTGCCTGTCGGGTCCAAGGAACGCAACGCCTACTTTGAGGCCCATCGCTCCGCGATCATCAAGGCCTCTTTCTAATTTTCCCTTATCCCTACCTAATCCTAACTATATAATAAAATGTCGAACAGTCTAGCCGCCGCTCCGTCGGTGCTCTCCGCAGGGGTCCTCTCTGCTCTCGTCAACAAGTTGCCCGTCCTCTCTGGTATCTCGTCCGTCTTCTCGGCTCGTCCCGGCTCCACCGGCATGAGCATCCAGGTGCCCCTCATCGGCACGTCCACCGCTACCACGTTTGGTTCTGGTGGCTACCTCACTCAGGACGACGCGACGATCACCGCCGCGACCGTCTCCCTGACCCAGTACAAGATTTCCAGCCGCTTCACCCCTTCGAACCTGAAGGACTACGGCGCTGATTTCTTCGTCAACAACTTCGTCCAGACCGCCTCGATTGGTCTCGCCCAGAAGGTCATGGACGTCATCAACACTCAGGTCACTGCCGCTAACTACAGCGTCTCCTCGACCTCTGGTGCTGACCTCGCCTACTCCGAGCTCGTCGGTGTGCAGAAGACCCTCGACGACGCCAAGGCCCCGAGCCCTCGCTACGCCGTGCTCAACAGCACCTACATCTCCGACCTCCGCAAGGACACCACGATCGTTGGCAACAACGTCCTCGGCGCTAACATCATCCGTGATGGCGACCTCGGTGTCATCGCTGGCGCCCGCATCTACCAGTTCGCGAACCTCGCTACCAACAGCGAAAACCTCGCTGGCTGGGTTGCTGGTCCTGACGCCATCGCCTTCGCTTCCGCTCTCCCTGACTCCACGGACATCCCTGGCTTCGAAGTCTCGAACGCCACGGACGCCGGCACGGGTCTCGGTGTGCAGGTGCTCGTCGGCATGGAACAGTCCGGTTACCTGAACGTCACGGCTACCCTGATGTTCGGTGCCGCTGTCGGTCGCGCCACCTCCCTCGTCCGCCTCAAGACCGCCTAATAGCGGCCAAGGCAACGAACTTAAGGGGCTCAGAAATGGGCCCCTTTTTTGTGCCCCGTTGCCAAAGTCGGCATTGATAGGATGAGCCTCTACGCTGACTTTCTCGCTGACGCTAAAGAGATGATCGCGGACTTCGGCGTGGCCGGGTCGGCCAACTCTGGGGCCATCACCTTCCAGTGCCTCATCTCCGACCCCGCCGTGATGACCGTCCTCGAAGCAGGGGGGTACATGGAGCGGACCCAGTACTCGGTCAGGGTACCCGCTGTAACGGCCTCCTGGAGCCTCCCAGATGGGTCTAATGGGTCTTCGGCAGCCCTACTGTCGGCAGGTGTCCCCATCGCCAGCCTAGGCCAAGGGAAGAAGATTGTCGCCGGCGGGAAGACCGTCCGCATCACGACCCAGACCTACAAGCCTGCGTCGGCATGGATCACGCTCGTCGTCATCGACGATAACCAGTAAGCCGCCGTGGTCACGGTCCGCATCCCTCGGAAGTCGCTGGCTGATTTCAACGCCACGCTGACTAGGGTGGCCAATGAGATTGGCATGGATGGCCAGAGCGCGGCCACGAAGCAGGCCATGCTCCTATGCCAGGACTTGGCTGTATTCACCCCGCCCATGGCAGCTGGTGGCGGACAGGGTCTATCGAACGCGGCCAAGAAGGCTGGCGAAGGCGCCGTGGCCGGAGACATCCGCAAAATCTTCGTGGCCGTAGGCGACCGAAACATCAACAGCCAGAAGGCCATCGTCTTCCAGAGCCTGGCTCACGCGACCCAGACGAACAATCGAGCTTCATTCGATAAGATTATCAAGAAGTCCCGCATCGAGACCCTGCGCATCTCGCCGATCATGACGAAAATCCTGAACGACCAGAACTATGACCGGGCGTTCCTGAAGGCGAAGAACTACCTCGCACGCGTACCCATCTCGGCAAACGAATACGGCTTCGACTATGCCCGAGACCTTCGTAGCCATCACGATCGCGTGAAGGCCAAGTTCGGCGGACGCATCAAGCGCGGCCAGCGCATCGGCGTGCCGCGTCTCCTGGTCGAATCGAAGCAAGAGCTCGACGCCTACATCAAGGAAAGGCAGATGGCTGTCGGCAAGACTAAGGCGGGATGGCTCAGGGCTTTGACCATGCTTAAGCCTCCGATGCAGTCGAATGTCGCCAGCGGTCGCTTCGGCGCCAAGCTGCGGGACACGATGTGGGTCGCTCGTCATGGCGGCCTCGGCACGGCCACGCAGTTCTATTCCGTAAAAGAGGTGATGATTCAAATCAAGAACCTCCTCGGCAACGTGAACTACATCGCCGACGCGGCCGACACGCTTACCCTGGCATTAGGCAATCGAGATAAGATGATGCAACAGGACCTAGCAAAGTTCATCGCTCGAACCGCCAAGAAGAACGGAATGTGATTACTTGTCGCCGCGAACCCGCACGAACACCGGGTGACGGAGCGAGCCCTTCGGGGTCTTCATCTGAAAGTCCACCTCGGAGGTCTGGCCGATGAGCTGAGAACGGTCGGCGAGCAGGGCGGAGCGGGTGGCGTTGTCCATGCCCGTGCCGACGCTGACTAGGCGACGCCCGCAGCGCACGACGATGTGGCCTGCCATCCCAGCGCACTTGCCCGTGCCTTCGACGATGTCCACGATCTCGGCGTCAGTGGTGTCGGCGTCCTTGACCTTGAGCCAAGCCCTGGAGCGGATGCCGTGGGCGTAGGGGGCGGCGGTGTCCTTGACCATAGCACCCTCAAAGCCCTCGGAGGTAAAGCGGACAAAGGCTTCCTCTGGGGTGCAGGAGACGCTTGGGATGAGCAGAAGGGAGGTAGGGTAGGACTGGGCAAACAAAGCCTCCAGCGAGGCACGGCGGGTGCTGTAATCGCCATCCACGGAGGGCAGGTCAAACAGCCAGACGCGGGCATCGTCGGCGGAGCGGTCAGAGCGAAGGGCACCGACCGAGGTAAAGAACGACTTGCCGGACACGGCCTCGCCATCGAGAGACCAAACGCCAGCCTTGCCAGCCAGGAGGTCGAGCACCTCGTCGGCCAGATGGTCGAGGGAGGGCATCGGGTTGCCGTTGCGGGTCTCGAAGCGCACGACGCGGCGGGATAGGTCCGCAGTGATCAGGACGCGGAGGCCGTCGACCTTGGGCTCGCAGACATAGGACGCAGGCGTCTCGCCAGCATACAGGCGGGCCAGCATAGGCCCACGGCGAACCTTGGGCGAACGGCGCTTGGGCTGACGCGGAACCGCATCCTCGAAGATGGCGAAGAAGGCGGCAAGTACTGGGTCCTGTTGGCAGAGCATCGGTGGAACTCCTGAAGCAAAAGCCGCGACCCCTACCTCGTCAAGCCCCTTTCCCTACCAAAGCGGGCAAAGGTACAATGGGCACGAAGAGCATTAGGCACATCTGCGAGTCTACCCTCGCCACCTACCTATCCACCCAGACCGGGCTGACCACCGTGGCCTTCCTGACGGGCGACAGCGCCGCGACCCAGACCCTGCCCAAGGCCGTGGTCCTCTGCGAGTCTGCCCGGGCACCTAGCGACCTCCCCGAGGGCGAAGGCAACTTCAGCTGCTCGGTCCGCATCACTCTGTTCTCGAACGCCGACGATACGACCCTCGCCGATCACCGCCTCCGTTGCGCTGCGCTCTCCGGCAATATGCGTGACCTGACCTCCATCAAGGCGGCCTTCACGGCTACAGGCGACGCGTCCTGCTATGACGTCACCATCGGCTCCGAGGACGAGGGCATCGATGAACGCTCCTGGGCGACTTCGTTCACTTTCGACCTACTGGCCGTCTTCCCCGCGTAAGGTTACCAAACCGAGCATATTCAAATGGCCGCTATCTCTAACGGAACGACCTGCCTTTACGGTGTCGCAGGAACTGTCACCAACCTTTTCGTGCAGTCCTACAGCCTGTCCTCCTCGTTCAACGCCGAGGCCACCGTGGTCGACGAAGCCGGCCTGACCAAGACCCACCGCCTCGACGATCGTAAGTCTGAGATTACGGTCGAAGGTATCTGCAAGACCTCCACAATGCCAGCCCTCGGCGCGTCTCTCAGCTTCACGCTCAACGCCGCCACGGCTTACCCCGCTGGCGCCGCGTCCGTTTCCTTTGTCGGTACCATCACCAAGATTGACGAGAAGGGCTCCAACAAGGGCTTCACTGCGGTCACCGTGACGGCCATCGACTACGAAGGCATTACGCCTGCCTAATTGACTTAGCCCCAAGTGGGCTACACTAGGCGGCATGGACAAACGGTTCCTCGCTGCCTTCATCGACCCGGCACCTTTTCGGCTGCTGGGTCGTTCGCTTTACCCGTGGTGCCTCAAGTACCGGGTGCGCCTGATGGCCTTCGACTCCCCGCTGGTGACAGGCTCCCGCGGCGTCACCCCTGCCGACCTTATCTTCGCCTGCCAAGTGTGCGCCGAGGAACCCCTGGGCGAGATTGGCTGGCGCGATCAGCTGAGGATGATGCACCTGTCCCGCAACCCTGCCAAGTTTGAGAAGAGATC